TATAAAGGTGTGTTTTCAATCCGTTTCTGAATCGCCTGCTTTTCTGCGTCCAATTCATCAATTTTCTTCTGCACCTCTTCCTTTTCCTGCAATAAATCAAGGCATTCTTTTACTGTGGTTCTGAATATGCCTTTATCACGTTTACCGCGAACTAACTTTTGGTATATTTTTTCTGCGTCCAATATTGCACTCCTCTCCTAAACTTTAATCCACAGGTTCATACAGTTCCGGCAGCGGCATCCAGGCAAGCAGACGATGGGCATATAATAAGCCATTAATAGCCAAATGCCATCCTTCTGCATCCCGATACGCTGTATGCACATCTCCGTATTGTCCGGTAACGAGTACCCTTTCAAATTCCTCCGGCAGCCGCTCCTCGACCGGAATCCACCTGTGCTTCTCCTGCTCTGTGCCCGATCTGGCCAGCAGGTCGCCGCACTGTGTCTGCTCAAAATTATTCAGCTGATTATACTCATTCAAGATGTTGCACACGTGCTTGCCCATCTCACAGCTGTCACAAATAGCGTCCATCTCCTCCTGATCGGATATCACCCATGGGAACCGGCAGATCTTGTCACAGACATACTCCATCATCTCTTCGGTGATCTTATCCATTATTGTCGCTTCCTTCATCCTGCTCCTCCAATTTCCTCAAATAGTTCCACGCCGTTATAGCATGGATAAATGTTCCATTATCTTCCCTCTGTCCTTCTTGTCAAGCTCATCAATGATGTGCAGGTATGTTTTTTGCGTGATGGCCATGTTCGAATGGCCTAACCGTTTTGCCACGCTGGCGATCGATACACCGGCGTATAGCAGTAATGATGCATGCGTATGCCGGAGACTGTGCAGGGATATCACCGGAACCCCGGCCGCAATGCAATGTCGTTGCAAAATCCCGTTGACCGTGGAGTTGAATACTCTTTCTTTTTCGGCAAAAAATATTGGTTCGTTTGGCGGCAGTCCTTCCAATAATGTCCTGAACTTCCACAGCGTCTGTCCGTCAAGCGGTATTCTCCGGTTTGACGACTTGTTTTTCGTTGTTGCGAAACTGCCCATCCCACTTTTGTAATCCCACGTCTTGTTAATAACCAGTTCCTGGCATTCGTAATCAAAATCCGCCGGGGTGACTCCAACCCCTTCCGCAAATCGGATGCCGGTCTTGGCTGTCAGGAAGATCAGCCAGTCCCACGATACTTCCTCTCCAAGGTCAAGACGCTCAAGCAGCCGCCGAAGCTCTGCCTGGCTTAAAAACTTCTTCTTTTTTTCCGCCGGTATCTTTCCCCTCACGACCGCTTTCCTTGTAGGGTTCTGTTCGAGCAGCCCCGCATCGAATGCATCCACCAGGCACGACTTCACGATGTGGTGAAAATCCATGGTTGTTTGGCGCTCATGAGTGATAGCGTAGTCATTAAGCAGTTTCTGGTAAGTCTTTCTGTCAATGTCCTTCAACTCCAGTTCCGGAGCAAGTTCCTTAATCCTCTTGTGAGCTATCTCGTATTTTTTCATCGTCACATCCCTGATCGCCCCTTCTTTGTAATCCTCTACCCATTCCTCGAAGTAATCACAAAATAGTAATACGTCACCTTTTTTTCTGTATCGTCTCTTTCTTGCCAAAATCACTGTCTCCCTTCATGACAAAATGTTATCCCCAGTTCTCGCTCCAATGTCTCACTGTGCTCCATTTTTATGACCTCGCTGAATCTCTGGAAATCAGCACTGCCATTCCTGATGAAGTATACTTCCTTAGCGGTTCGTTCCAGGGAATCGCCATGGATAACCACGCCGCACATCCCCCTGATTGCCATGTTGAAAATCAGGAATGGTACTGCCCTGTCTGATAATTCCTCGACCTGGTACCAGTATGATCTTGGGTCATAGCCGGACGGTCCGGCATGCATCCGTTGCTCGTTCCAGTACTGAATCATAATTCCCCCAGTACCCGCTGCGCACTCAAAGTATGTATTTCCACCGGTAAGTCCTGCCAATAGTCGTGATACACTCATCGGTGTGAAGTCCTGCTTTTTTACCCTCCTGTCGGCATGCTCAATCTCAAAATATCCCGAAAACCATTCATATCCCATTCGGGTTTCATGTTCCAAAAACGCACAGAATAGCTGTTCATGCTTTTCGTTATCAAGCATGTGCGCAAGCATCACCTGTGGTGCCTGGTAACTTTCCGTGATTCCCAACAACCTGTTTATAGTTGCGTTTGTCAGCATCCTATTCTCCTTTTGCCATAATCAGCATCAGCCTGGTTAATAATTCCTTGGTCTGTTGCTTTTCTTCCTGATTCATCAGCAGATAATGTTTAATTTTTCTATCTGGCCTGCCATTACCCCACGGGCCGCTTCCGATCATCTGCCGGACCTTGTCCAGATTTTCGGTAAGGTACATCTGATAGACTCGCCCGCGAATCGCCTTTACCGACTTTTCGATTAATTCAGCCATCTGTTCATATTTCTTCCCTGCCACTATCAGCTTTCCGAGTAATTCATGTTCTTCGTCCGTCCACATGGCGTAGCTGTCGGCTCTCACTGGCCTGTCCTTGATACCCAGGACTGTAAGCCGCCGTTGTATCGCCCCTTCCGACCTCTGCAACATCAGGGACAGTTCCCGGAAGCCGTACCGCTGCTTGCGCACCAATGTGATTAGTTTTTCATCCTCCGTCTTTGTCCACGCGGCCGTTTTGAATCGTCTTCGGCTACTAATATCCGCCCTGCGTTTCTCCTTCACCCAATCCGGCTCAATGCCAAGTGTGCCATATTCGAAATTGGAGAAATCCAGGAACATCTGGTTTTGTTCTGCCCATGCCCAAAATTCATCTATCCGGACGATCTTAAATTCATTATCCTTGACACGCTTCATGCGCATCGGAAAACCCCTGTTTTCTACCCATGATTTCATTTTGTAGCGGCAGCTGGTACTACAATATCCCAGTGCTACCTGCAATTGATTCCATGATACATAGTCACCAGACTCCAAAAAAGCTCCCAGTTTCAACCTGTTCTTTTTGACTATTATTGCATTTTCTGATCTGTTCAAGACCTTTGCTATTCCTGCGATTGAGACGGTTCCCCATTTCTCAATCAAGTATTCTTTTTCTTCTTTTGACCAAGTACGCCCTGATCCCATATTTTTTTGAGGCCGCCGCAACTTTTCCCGGGAAGCCTGACCTCCTTTCTCTATTTACCCTTCTTCTGAATCTCCTTCAGCTTTTCAATCAACATTGACCGGTTTGTTTCGCAATCTCGGAAGAACTTTTCTTCTTTCAGCAGGTAATACTCATGCCGTCCATAGCCCTCACTGTGTCTATCTTCATACGGTTTTTCTGTTGCCTTATAATCAAACAGTATGGCATGATAAACCTTAATCACCATGCTTGTGCCATCCGGCAGATCATACCGGTAATACCGTTCTTCGGTCTCCTTCGTCTCAATCCACAGCGGCCATGTCTCATAGGCATCCACAAATGCTGCCCGCTGATCATTGTTCTTCATGACCGGCAGCTCCGGCTGCACAACCGGATCCGGCTCATCTGGCTGCTCCAAACTGCTTACCATGGCGGTCAGGGCTGCAACTATGATCTTCTGCCTCTCAAACAGTTTGTGCGGAATAATGCTGCCAGGATCGTCTTTGAATACTCTTAATAATTCGTCCAGTTTTCCTTGTTGTTCTGCCAGGAAGTATTCCGGAGTATATTCTTCCGATGGAGGCACTTCGGTGAACTCTGCGTCAATGACGGTTTCCTCTTCAACCGGCTGCTCCAGCTTCTTCTTAGCCTCTTCCTGCTTTTTCTTTGCAGCCTGAAGCTTTATACTCCTCTCCAGTATTTCATCTCTGTGTTCTTCCAGAAAGGCATATACAACATTACGCAAATAGGTATGTGTCGCATATAAAATCTTGATGCCAGGAAGGATGTCCTCGCCCTCGCGAAATGGCCATCGTTTTATTTCAATCCCCTCATTCAGGCCCCGAAGATATAATTGCTCTTCCACACCATTCAGATTGATGGTTATACTCCCTAATGCCAATACGCTCTTTAAATATTCAACCTGACTGCTAATTTGATTGTTATTTGCGAAGAACTCATTAAGGTTATCAATCTTCCATTCAGGCAACGA